GCTTATGTGCTTCATCTAAAAGCTCATATACTTCTAGAATATCACCACGAATGTCTTCTGCAAATACATGAAACAGATCATTTGTTTCTTCTGCAACCTTCTTAGCTTGAGCAGTAGCGATTGCCATCTTCTTATCCATCGCCATGCTAGGATCAGATTTCTCAATACCTTGAGCAATATCCTCACGCTTAGCTAACTCAGCTGGTGTCAGATGCTTCTCACCAAGCACTTGCTTGAGTGTTTTTGACTCATACACTTTCTGATCTTCACCAGGATTGTATCCATGTCCTTTTGAACGATCATGCGGCTTAATATTTGTTGCGCGGAAGTGATCATCACCGTTACCATTGACATCGTCCGTCTTTTTGATAACATGCTTGTCCATAAAACGCTTTTCATCCTTTGTCTTTGGGACATAGGCTGTCACCGAGTCAGGCTCGACAGGCGAAGATGGAGTAGGGACTTCAGGCTTCTTCAGTTCCAGCAGCTGCTTCAGTGTTTTCATTCGGTTCTTCCTCTTGTTCTTCCGATGCTTCCGCATCAGCGTCTTCGTAGTTAAAATAATTCTTTGCGACTTCTATCTTTTTTGCTTCAATAGAATCTGCGATTTTATCTAATACAATTGATGCAAATGCTGATTGGAAGTCACTAGGACTCTCTGCACGTGCAGCATTAATCATGTCATCAATTGTGTATTGTTTTTCACTCATATTTTCTCCAATTATTTAGTTGAATTGTTCTGTGGGAGCTACCGAGCCAAATCCACCGCCACCAGGGCCTTGAGGATTGTTCTGACCAGGAGGAGCATTACCACCTTGCACCGGATTACCACCCTCATCAACCTGTTGTTTATATAATGGATTCTCTTGCTCAGACATATTTTGTTCATCCATCTCTTCAATCTCTTCATCCGATTGATAGAGAACGTGCTTACGTACCCACTCATTAGAATAATACTTACCAATGTACGGTTGTAGTTGATCTAATGTTGTTAATCTATCACGCATTACTGTTGTAGTCTTTTGTTGCTCAAAGTAATTATCTTTTGTATAATCAAATTTAACATTAGACTCAATTGCTTCCCAATCTTCCTCCATCATAACATTTTTAAGCAATAACTGCTTTTTCAATGCCTCAAGGAAGAGGTGATTAAATCTCATACGAAGACGGTCGATAAATTTACCAAACTTGATTTCGTCTCTTGATACTTCTTGATCCTGACCAAATATAAACGCACCGTCTTGTTGTAAACGTGTGGTAGGTACATTTAGCGATTCATATAATTTCTTTTGGAAATATTCAACGTCAGCCAACTCGCCAAGATTTTGACCTGCAGGTAATGTTGTAATCTCTGTACCACGTGAACCATCTCTACGTGGTAGCCAGTAATCTTCTAACATTGTCATAAACTTACGATCGTCACGAATCTCACCTGTTGATGAATCATAAACAACTTTATTCTTATGACGTTGCATCATGTCGCGCATGTACTGCTCTGCCTTCATCTTTGGAAGGTTACCTACATCGATATAGAATATACGGCGTTCAGGTGCACGAGAGATACGGTAAACAATTGTTGCATCTTCTAAAGCTCTAAGCTGATTCAATGGCTTAATTGCTTTATGTAAATGACTTAGTACAACAGTGTTCATTGGGTCTAGAACACCTGATGTTGTGTGAATGATGCTATCAGGTGCAATCTTTAGACCTTGCACTGATGTTGCTGTACCTACTTCACCAGCTTTATTTTGAAAGCCTTTTTCATTGTAAATAAAATATTCTTGTACTGTCTGCGTTTGTGTGACCTGTGACTGTCTATCACGCTTACGTTTTATTTCACGAATCTTACGTAGCTTACGCGGATCAATATATCGTAATTCTTTTATCCCTTCGTTTGGCTTTGTTATATCAATAATGATATGGTAGTACATTCTACCATCAACATACCAACGTTTGAATATATCGTATGCTGACTTATTAAAGTCAAGCAATGTCAAGACAGACTCAAATTCTGTCGTAATTAATTTTTTAATATTAGTTGATAACTTAGTATCGTCTAAATTAATCTGAACAATCTTCTCTTTATCTTCAAGAACAATAGCTTCGTTAAGAATATCATCAGTAGCACGCTCTACCTCAGGGTGCATTGACATCTCACGATACTTTGTTACAAGCTCGGCCTCTGTACGAGCAGCACCTTGTAGGTCTACATAGGTACCATATGCCCCTCCAGCGGCGACGACAACAGCACCATCATCTTTAATTTCTGGTGCAAATGCCGGTTGTTTATCTTGCTCTTCTTGTGGGTCGACCGCTCGACGAATCTCAAATCCAAATAAATTGGCCATTATTTAAATACTCCGTTGAAAGAAGAGCGACTTAGTGTCGCCCATCTTTTTTATTCACCGCCACCGTCGCCAGTGATTCCACCAGAAACATTCCACCAATCGTATTGGAAAGTTAATTGGAATTCTTCAATCGAATCTGTATCACCCCAGTTGAGATCAATAGAGGATACTGAAGAAGGAAAAATACCATTAAACTTATATACGCGGATTGGAACGCCAGTTTTGGAAAACTGTGTTACTTCTGCTGTTGATTTATATAGTAGGGGGGCTGCAGAGCCAAATGAACGTAAGTTTGTTTCGAGAGAATTAATTCTGTTCGACCATTCTTCCATTGCATTACGGATTAAAAAGTCCTCATCGTTGATGACAGTCACTGACCAGTCACCAAAAGTTCTATCGCCAGCTAACTTTACTTTGCGACCGAAGTATGGTACTTCAATTACACCTAAAGTAGACTCAGGGATCTGAGCAGCGCGAACCATGAAAGGAACTTTAATGTCAGCAATACTATTTGCTGGATTAGAAAAGGTAACCTGGAAAAGAGAGCCTCGAGCTCCCCCCAGAGTTAGCTGACTTCTAATCTCATTTACATTAAACGCCATGTTTGTTCTCCTTTATTCTTTATTTATTATTAAAACTGGCCGACTACTTCGGAGAACTCAACACCAGTTCTTACAGCAACAAAGTTCAACTGAATGAAGTTAATACTCTTTGCTGGTTTAATATAAATGTCGCCAATGAACTCATTACGGTCGATGACTTCACCTGTGTTGTTTGTTGTGTCACAAACAACTTGGAACTCATAGATACCACGACGACCTTGTACATCACGCAGGAACGGTTCAACTAGATTACGGAATTGAGCACGTGTAAAGTCATCATTGAATTCAAACAATGTAAACTTAGTAGCTGTCGCAATTGCTTTTTCAAGTACAATGAACAGACGACGAACGTTGATACGATCGAATGCGCTTGGTTTAGCAAGCAATGTCTTATCTCCGTATAGTACAGTTCCTTGACCTGGGAATGTAACAACAGGGTTAACACCAGCTTTATAAAGGATATCACGATCAGCCTGGCGTGGATTAAACGCTAGCTTAACAATATTCTTTACTTGGCCGCGGTTGAAACCAGCAGGTGAATACCATGGATCTCTTGTGTCGTCTGTACGAACACATAGACCAGCTGTATCACCGTTCAGTGGAACATAACGATATATGTCGTTATACTTGTCATATTGATATTTGTAACCAGAATCTAACACAGCATAAGATGTGCTACGTAGGCTATTACGGAAAGTAACAACGTTTGTTGCTTCACTACCAGCTGCATTTACAACGTCAGCTCTTTGTGGTGATACGAATACCACACAATCTTTACGCTTTTCTGCAATGTTATCAATTAGGTAGTTAGGTATTTGTTCACCATTTGTACCGCCGCGTGCTGTACCAGTTAGAATTAAAGATACATCTACATCTTCTGCTGATGCGAATAAATCATAACCCACCAATACAGATGCCAGAGCAACGTTATTTTCATCTGCTCCATCTCTACCACCAATAAATGATAATGATAGAGGTGTCGTTGTTGTTGAATTGATAATAGCTGTGGCAGTTCCAGAAGCAGCACCACTACGGTCTCTCACCCACCAAATATAATTGGAGTTAGTATTGATTACAGTTTTGTAGTAGTTGGTTGCACCGTCTTCTGTCTTTGCATCAGTAGCGCGTGAAAGATTACTGAATACTTCAAGAATTGTTCCTGGCGTACCTGTAAACAAACCATCTTGGTCAGCAACAACTACGTGTAGTTCGTCGCTTACAGATGTATTGCCAAAATTAGCTTGATATGCACTTTGGCTAGGAGCTGAGTCTACAGTGTTCCAGTATTCCCACTTACGTGTATAACCAGCTGCAGAAGTATAGTCTGTCGACAGACCATATACATCTTCTGTAGTAATAGTAAACGTTGCAACTGTAGACGTATTAGAAACAGCAGAAATAGAAGCTACTTTAAGGTACTGAAGACCAATTGTTGTATTTCCAACTTCAACATAATCACCAACATTAACACCTGCAGTCAATGTAGTAGCATATGTCACAGCGTTTGTAATTGTTCCGTTACCAACAGCAATGTTGACTACCACGTTTGACGAACCAATTGTAATAGCAGCATTACCCAGTGATGTACTCAATGCACCACCGCCATTGTCTAGGTTAGCTAAGGAGCTATACGCAGCATTTGAGTCACATACAGAAATCTTAAGTGAGTTACCAATCAGACCTGGGTACTTTGCAATGTATGCAAGATCACCGTCACCAGCTTGGATTGATGTAATTGAGTTATCATAGTGGTCTTCATTTTTGACAACATACCTTGCATTGTCGAGACTTGTGTCATTTGTTGCATCTGACCAATCAGTTAGAGCAGCTGTATTGGCAATAGCGTTACGGCAGACGATAGCTGTGTTTGTTGATGTTGTGTTTGCTGCGCGAGCAATATATAACTTGTTACCGTATGAAAGGAAGTTCGCTCCTGTGAAGAACGTTTCCGCGTTGTGGTTTGTTGGCTTTCCGAATCTTGCTGCAAGATTGGCTTCTGAATCAACAAGAACACGCTGTTCCACAGGACCCCAACGGAACACACCTGCTAGGGCACCTTCGGTTGTAGAAACTGCGGGGACAACTGTTGTTAGGTCAATTTCAGATACATTTACGCCAGGACTAACTTGAAATGGCATGTCTATCTCCCCTCTGAGGTTTTATTTATGTAGGAAACAAAAAATTTGGTTCCTTGTATTTATAATTCTATGGTTTCTAATGGGCCCAACCATACGAGCCATTTTTCTGTAACATTGATTGATCAAAATCATCATCACCAGCAAATAACCAAGAGTCATCACCTTTTCTTACCGCAATCATTGGTTGTTCAGATGACTCACCTCTATTAATAATACCAAACGGCAATAGACTTTCTTCCATTGCGTCTTCATTTTCATCTTCAAGTCTTTTGCGCAGATCAACGCTTGTCAGCTCTTTAACATATGATTGTTCCATTGCCCATGCAAACAAAACACAACACATGACCAAATCATCATGCCCTTCTTCTGCTTCGTAGCTGTCTCCAATATTTACAAAACGGAAGAGCTCGTATAATATACGCTCGTCATTTATTAAAAGTTTATCACTTTCAACTTGAGTTTTGAGACCTATACACCCAATACGCTTAACAGCTTTTGTTGTTCTTACGCCCAGTCTAGTTTGTTGACCAAATCCAGGAGATATAACTTGTCCGCTTCTACCATTGTTTACAGTAGTCAGTACATTTTCATATTCAAGATCATGTTGAAGAATATTAGCAATCTGTTCGCCAATATCATTTGTCTCAACAAGAACATATGCTTTGTTATAGTGTGTAGATAATTGATACACCACGTTTGGATATAGTAGTGGAGATATCATATTGTTTTTGTATGTTGCAGCGACTCTATATGGAAGTTCGGAAACATCAAATATAATAAATGCTGAGTAATCCCCCATAACACCGCGTGACGTATCTACAACCGTTACATACTGTCTACCTTCAATTGGTTGCATGAAGATTCTTGTATCATCATTCAACGCTTCTGGTTTAACCGATCTTAGTAACCTAAGTTTTGTTGCACTGATTAATGTATGAGATGAACCAATGAATTCACACTCAAACT